GATAAAATTTCATATAATTTACGGAAAGGTGGAAATGAGCGTCGAAACTGAAATCCAGTGGAAGCAAACTGATATGGTAGAGGTGGTTCTAAATGAACCAGATGACTTTCTAAAAGTAAGAGAGACTCTTACTCGTATTGGTGTTGCATCACGTAAGGAGAAAAAGATATATCAATCTTGTCATATTCTACACAAGCAAGGCAAGTATTATATCGTACACTTCAAAGAATTATTTGCATTAGATGGTAAGAATACTAACTTATCATTGAATGACATACAACGTAGAAATAGAATCATACAACTATTATCAGATTGGGGATTAATATCTGTAGTATCTCCATCACGTATTGCTGATTTAGCACCTTTGAATCAGATTAAAGTATTAGCATTTAAAGAAAAGAACGACTGGACGTTAGAAAGTAAGTATAATATAGGAAGAAAGAAACAGACTAATGATTGATACAGTTCTTCTAGCAGTGATTGCTATAACTACCAGTTTAAATCTTTATTATAATTTAAAATCATCCAGAAGAAGCGGTCAACCTTGGCGGTAAACCGATCTAGTACCGTACTTCCTTATAAGAGACAAGTGTTATAATTAATTATGGATGCCTTCGGGGTCCACAAAACACAAACTCGCTTAATAAAGGAGCTAGAATCATGGGAAATAAAGACCTAGACCACTTCGTGTGGCAACATTTTACACCATTTTCAATTGGATTTGATGAAACATTTCAACGACTTGAATCTATCGCAGCAGGTGGAACTAGTTACCCACCTTACAACGTCATTGATGGACCTGATGGTAGAACCAGTTTGGAAATCGCTCTTGCTGGATTTTCAGGAGATGATCTATCAGTCACAACAGAGAGAAATGTTCTGACTGTAGCAGCACATCCCCAAAAGAAAGAAGAGGGATATAGACACAGAGGAATTGCATCAAGATCATTCAGTAGAAGTTGGCAGTTAGGAGCAGATGTAGAAGTTGATAATGTTACATTTGAGAATGGCCTTCTAACTATAGAATTACAGAAACATATACCAGAACAGCAGAGGCATAAGCTATGGTTCGGAAAGGAACTTAAAAAGCTTGACGCTTCTGCTTCTTAGTGCTATACTTTCTAGAAGAGTCAAACTAATATGTCCGTATCAATCATTACTCTGAAGACAGGGGAACGTATTATTACGGAACTAAAGGAAGTCTACGATCAGGAAGGCCAAGATAAGAAAGGTCTTTGCCTCCTGATGGAAGAACCTTATGTTCTGCATTTGGATACACAACAACCTCAGTACTTGACAGAGCAATTAGGAGCAGAGTATACTGTTAAATATAGCAAGTGGAATCCTTATACTCCAGATTGGCAGTTTAAGATTCCATATGATTGTGTGATGACAATCAGTAGTCCTGAACCAGGATTAGAAAAATCATACTTACAAAAAATCCAAGAAAAAAGAGCACTAGAAGATGGCAGAAACACCACAGACTCAACCAGTGAATCCACCACAGGGAACACAGTTGAGAACTAATCATAATGTTCGTATTGTAACTCTTACAACAGCAGAGAGAGTTCTTGCTTTGTTTGGAGAAATCCGTGAAAACAATGAACCTGAAGCTAAAGTAATTGGTTATACTATGAATTTTCCATACCTTCTTAGGTTAGGTGAAGTCAGAGATGATGGAAATATTCCAATTGAATATACACGTTGGTGTCCATTTAGTCCAATTGAAGAGCATCGTTTGAGTGGAGAACATATTATTAGTGTTGTTTACCCTGACAATGGTATTCTAGATAATTTCGTAACGAAATTAAAAGAAGTTGGATTAACTGACGAACAAATATTCTTCCCACAGGAGCCACCAAATGGAAATACAAGCGAACCTACTCAGACTGAGCAACCAGTGGCTGATAGCCCAAGTTGATGAAGTAGAGGAGGACACTTTACCAGGTGACCCTGATTGTATACTTCGTGACCCAAAGGTGCTAGACTCTGATGGTAATCTTGAGACATGGCCTCCATTCTCAGACCACAAAGAGGTAGCAGTCAGATCATCTGATATAACTACTCTCGTGGATCCTAACAAGGATTTACTTGCCCGATATATTTCAGCGATTGAATGAAGTTTTACACCAGTGTTGAGCAAGCAGGTAACCGTCTGCTAGTCCGTGGATATGATAATAACAACAGATATAGCGTGAGGGTTCCTTTTAACCCCACGCTATTTTTGCCTTCAAAGAATTATTCTGAATGGAGAACTCTTGAAGGTGATTGTGTAGAGCCTCATAAGTTTGGTTCTATAACTGAAGCAAGAGATTTTGTAAGACAGTACAAGGAAGTAGAAGATTTTGAGATATATGGTAACACTAGATTCCTATATCAATATATTGCACAGGAGCATCCAGAAGATGAGGTTAAATTCGATTCCAGTAAGATCCGTGTTTTTACCATTGACATCGAGACAGCAGCAGAGAATGGGTTTCCTGATATTGAGTCCGCAGACCAAGAGATCCTCGCAATCTCAATTAAAGATTCGTTCACTGGTAGGATTACTGTATGGGGTGCAAGGGCTTACGATAACACAGATGCTGAAGTCGATTACATGCACTTCAGAACAGAAGAGGGAATGCTTAATGCCTTCTTGGGTTATTGGCAGGACAATTATCCCGATGTAGTTACAGGATGGAATGTACAGTTATTCGATATGCCGTACATTGCCAATCGTATAGAAAGAATATTAGGAGAGAAAGCAGTTAAGTTATTATCTCCTTGGAGATTAGTATCACAACGTGAGATTTATATTAAAGGACGTAGACAGTTTGCTGTAGATACACTTGGTATATCCACGTTAGATTATCTTGAATTATATAAGAAGTTTACTTATCAGAATCAAGAGAGTTATAGATTAGATCATATTTGTAATGTTGAACTTGGAGAGAAGAAGTTAGATCACTCTGAGTATGATACATTCAAGGAGTTCTATGAAAATAATTGGCAGAAGTTTATTGATTACAACATACATGACGTTAGGTTGGTAGATAAACTTGATGATAAGATGAAGTTGATTGACCTTGCCTTTACTATGGCCTATGATGCCAAAGTAAATTACGAGGATGTATTCTCACAGGTACGCATGTGGGACAACTACATTTATTGTGAATTAAATAAAAGAAAGATTGCTATTCCTCCTAAAAAGGAAGCAACAAAAGACGCAAAATACGCAGGTGCTTATGTCAAGGAACCGAAACCAGGATTCTATGATTGGGTGGTTAATTTTGACCTTAATAGTCTTTATCCTCACCTTATTATGCAGTACAATATCTCACCAGAGACCCTCTGGGAGACTCGACATTCCAATGCGAGCGTTGAAGGGATCTTAAACAAAGAGATTGAGGTTAACCCTGAGTTTGCTACGTGTGCTAATGGAGCACAGTACAGGAAAGATGTGCAGGGATTCCTGCCATTGATGATGCAGAAGATGTATGACTCTAGGGTCATCTTCAAGAAGAAAATGATTAAGGCCAAACAAGAATATGAGAAGAATCCGTCGGTTGAACTCACGAAAGAGATCGCTAGGTGTAATAACATACAGATGGCAAAGAAGATATCTCTTAACAGTGCTTATGGTGCTATCGGCAACGAGCATTTTAGGTATTATCGTCTTGCAAATGCTGAGGCTATCACTCTATCTGGGCAGGTTTCTATCAGGTGGATAGAGAATAAGATGAATGCTTACCTAAATAGTTTGTTACAAAGTCAAGACATAGATTACGTCATTGCATCAGATACCGACTCAATCTATCTTAATCTTGGACCTCTTGTTGATAAATTTTTTAGTAATAAGTCTAGTGATAAGGCTAGGATCGTGGCCTTACTTGATAAGATCTGCCAAGATAAGTTGGAACCGTTCATCGACTCCTGTTATAAGGAGCTTGCGTCGTATGTTTCGGCGTATGACCAAAAGATGATTATGAAGCGAGAGAACATCGCTGATAGAGGAATTTGGACGGCCAAGAAAAGATACATATTAAACGTGTGGGACTCTGAAGGAGTCCGTTATAAAGATCCCAAGATGAAGATCATGGGATTAGAAACTGCTAGGTCATCGACACCAGCATACTTTCGGGATAAATTATATGCAGCATTCAAGATCATTATCGGCAAAACAAATGATGAGCTTATCTCTTTTATCAATGATGTCAGAACAGAAACCAGAGAACGACCCTATGAGGAAGTCGCATTCCCCAGAGGCGTTAACAACCTTGAAAAATATCGCCACAGAACTGACATCTATAGTAAAGGAACGCCCATCCACGTAAGGGGTGCTCTTCTGTATAATCATTATGTTAAGAAACATAAAATTCAGAACAAGTTTCCTTTCATTCAGGAAGGAGAGAAGATAAAATTCATGTATCTTAAAACACCCAATCCTATCCATGAGAACTGTATTAGTTTCTTTGGAGATCTACCAAAGGAATTTGGTATAGAGAAGTATGTTGATTACCAGACACAATTTGAGAAAAGTTTTCTTGAGCCCCTGAAAAACGTGCTACAATGTATTGGTTGGGAACATGAAAAACGTATAACACTAAGAGGATTTTTTGAATGAGTAAAACAGTGTGGACTGTCACCTATCAAGATACTTCGTATGAAGCACTTGATTCTGACCAAATAAGAGTTTTTGAAGAAGAAGATATGGCAAGAGGATATGCCAAGCTCTTGTCGAAAGATCATGACTATGTTAGAATGTACGAAAGTGAGGTCACAAAATGGGATCGTTCTTAGATAATGTAATTAAAGATAGTGGAAATGAATATGCTAGCCTCGTCAGTGATGGAGTCGCTGCTGGAGATACATCCAGTTTTGTTGATACTGGTAGCTATATTTTCAACGCTGTCGTTAGTGGTTCTCTATTCGGGGGAATCCCTTCTAACAAAGTCACAGCACTCGCTGGAGAATCCTCAACAGGAAAAACTTTCTTTGCACTCAGTGTTGTACGTAACTTTCTTGATAACCATAGCAACGGTGGGGTTATTTATTTTGAATCTGAATCTGCTATCTCAAAAGATATGATTGAGAGCAGGGGAATTGATTCCAAACGTATGGTAATCTTCCCTGTTGCTACCATTGAAGAGTTTAGAACACAGGCAACTAGGATTGTTGATAAGTATATGAAGGAACCAAAGGAGAAGCGTCAACCATTGATGTTTGTTCTTGACAGTCTTGGTATGCTTAGTACATCAAAGGAGATGGAAGACATCACTAATGATAAACAGGTCAGGGATATGACCAAATCACAGTTAATTAAGGGTGCTTTTAGAGTATTGACCCTTAAGTTAGGACAAGCAGGTATCCCTATGCTTGTTACGAATCACACATATGATGTAATTGGATCGTATGTGCCAGCTAAAGAAATGGGCGGTGGTAGTGGACTAAAGTATGCTGCATCGACTATAATATATTTGTCCAAATCAAAAGAGAAGGACGGCACTGAACTGGTGGGTAACATCATTAAGTGCGAAGCAAAAAAATCTAGATTTACACAGGAGGGTTCTAAAGTTGCTACCAGATTATTCTTTGACGAACGTGGACTTGACCGCTATTATGGACTCTTGGAGCTTGGTGAAAAGTATGGAGTATTCACAAGGGTGGGGAACCGTATCAAAGTTGGTGACTCTAATGTTTACCCTAAGTCTATACTCAGTGATCCTACAAAATACTTCACAGACGAAGTGATGGCAAAACTAGAAGAAGCAGCACAACAGGAGTATAGTTATGGCAACTGAAAGGATTGAGGAAACTATATTACGTAACCTCTTTTATACAGAAGAGTACTATCGTAAGGTAGTTCCTTTCCTTAAGCCTGATTACTTTCAAGAATATCATGAGAGGATTATCTTCGAAGAGATTCTTGATTTCTCTAACAAATATGACAAGGTTCCTACTAAGGAAGTTGTTATTATTAACTTACAAAATCGTAATGACCTGACTGAAGATAGTTTTAACAGTGCTG